GTGGGGTCGTGGAACAAAACGCCGCCCTGACAGGTCCCACCCCCGTCCCCGCCCCGGAAGGGGAGGGGGGAGAAAGAGAATGACCCCATATACATTCCAGCGAGGCGAGACGATCAGCATCGCGCTCGACGCCGTCACGGGTGACCCCCTCTCAGTCACGGCGATCACCGCGGCGATGAAAATGGTCCCGCCGGGACGCACCGGGGTGCCCTACGGCGCGCCGGTTGCGGCCAGTTTTTCGGTAATACCCCGCGCGGCCCAGGGCGAAGTGCCACCCGGATGGAGCTTGACGATCCCGGCATCGGTCTCGGCGGGCCTCGCTCCCGGAGGCTATCTCGCTGACGCGCGGCTCGAAGTCGCCGGTGGCGTTATCGTAACCGAGCCGGTTGCCATTCGCATCAAATCCTCGGTGTCGGCATGATATTGCTGCAATGGCGGAAGCCGGAACCGGCGCTGGTCCTGCGCTGGCGCGGGCCTGATGGCGCGATTGCGTCGGTTGTTGCCGCCAATCCGCCTGATTCAGTGCCCACGCTGATTGGCCCCCCTGGAGTGGCCGGGCCGCCAGGGCCGGAAGGGCCCGTCGCCGAAATCATCGATGGCGGGACATTCAACTGAGTCTTGGGTTCGCGCAGAGACGCAAAGTTCACGCGGAGGCCGCAGAGAGTCAGCGATCACGGCGAAGCCGATTGAAAAATCGCCTTCGGTCGAAGTTTCGAGGCCGGGCTGTCAAGTTGAGCCTTCGGCTCGGAATATCCTCTGCGATCGCCGCTTCCTCTGCGTCTCTGCGCGAACCCTTTTTCTCGTGAAGGATAAACAATGCCCAGAATTCAACTTAAACGCGGGCTCAAGGCCAATCTGCCTTCTGCCGCCATGCTTGCAGGCGAGCCGCATTTCACGACCGATCGCGGCACATTGCATGTCGCCACCGGTGCAACCACAAAATTGCCGCTGGTTCCTGCGATCGACGATCTGGCAACCGTCGCCGCCGTCGATGGCGCTGCCGACTTTCTGATCCTGCACGATGCCTCGGCCGCGGGGCAGAAGGAAGGCAAGATCAGCGTCAACGCCTTTCGTGCCGCTCTCAACATTCCGGCCTCCGACCTCGACGAAAAGGTCGCGGTCGCGGCCGGAGGCACGTCGGGCTATATCTGGGGAACCAACGGCACCGATGGCGTGCTGCGCATGAATGTGTCGATGGCCTGGACCAAGGATGCGGGCAACGGCTTTGTCACACTGGCGGTCGGCGATGTCGACTGCGGCACTTTCTGATGCCAAGCCTTGCCCATAAACGCGGAAGTCGCGCGCAGATCGATGCAGCCGCATCTGCCGGCCAATTGCGAACCGGCGAGGTCTATCTCGTCACCGACGAAGCGCGATTGACTGTCGGTACTGCAGCAAATGCGCACCAGCCGCTGGCAAAGCAGGGCGAGGGCGGCGGTTCCGATCCCTGGAGCTGGACCAAATTGGCGGCGGACGTCGCGAACAACAGTGTGACGCTCGCGCCGGTAACGGGCCTGTCATTCGCTGCCGCCGCCAATAGCAGCTATGTCGTTGAATTGATCGGCGCCTTCCAGTCGGCAGCGACGACTACCGGCATTGCGCTTGCACTCACGCTTCCGGCGGGGGCTACCGTCGCCGGGCTTGCCCAGCATGCCATCTCGCTGACCGCGCTGGCCCCTGTCGAACAGACCGCTTCCGGCGTGACCGCGGGCGCAACCAGCGGCGTGCGTGCTGCAGCGACCAATGTCCCGGTAATCGGCCGCTGGATCGTCCAGACCGCCGCCGCCGCAGGAACGGTGCAGTTGCAATTTCGAAGCGAGGTCGCCGCCTCCGCAGTGACCATGAAGGCAGGTTTGACCGCATTTGGCTGGCGCTTGATCTAAAAGGAAAAATCCGATGCTGACGACCCAAGCGGTCGCGCTCACCGTTGATGCGGTGGACGCGGCGCGAACCTATTTGCGCATTGAAAATGACGAGGAAGACGCGACGCTCTCAGCGCTGGTCGCCGCTGCGCTGGCGCATGCCGAGGGCTATCTTGGCCAGATGCTGATCGAACGTGATGTTGTGGAGCGGCTTTCGGTGACGACGGCCTGGCAGCGTCTCGGCGCCACGCCGGTGCGCAGTATTGGCGGAGTAACCGGCATTCCCGCGGAAGGCGCGCCGTTCCTGCTCGCACCACAAAGCTACCGCATCGATGTCAACCGCCATCACGATGGCTGGATCCGCATTCCCTATCCCGGAAGCGCCGGGCGCGTGGACATAGCCTATCGTGCCGGACTCGTCCCCGGCTGGCCGGACCTGCCGGAACCGATCACGATCGCCGTGCTGCGGATCGCGGCGCACCTCCATGCGTCACGCGATGCCGCCGACGATGCGGGGCCGCCGCCTGCCATATCCGATTTGCTGCGTCCCTGGCGGCGCATGCGGCTGACCTGACCGCGTCAACCAAGCCTTGATCTGAAGGAATTCATAATGCCCGAATTTGCCGGCACACTGAAAGAGCGTGTCACCATCGAACGGCGCCTTGGCAATCGCGACACATTGGGCGGTGCGGTGGGCGCTTATGCCTATGACGGACAGGCCTGGGCCGCGATCTCGCCCTTAATCCCCGCCGACCTTGCCGTTGCCGACAGTCTTTCGGCGCTCCCTCGCTGGCAAGTGACGATGCGCAAACGCGAAGGCATTGACCCCCGGACAAGACTTGTGTGGCGCGGTCGCTTTCTCGGCGTGCGCGCGGTGGTGAGCGATCCCCGCGATCCTGCCCGCATGGTGCTGACATGTGAGGAGAAACGCTGATGTTTGAACGTTTGCAGGCCGCCGCAGACCGGCAGGCCGACCGGTTGCTGGTACGGGCCATTCGTCACCTGTCGGATCGGCCCGCGCCGCCCGGAGTTGAGGTCAGTCCATTGCCGGAGGGAGTTATGCTGACGGGAAAGCGGTTGCGGGAAAGGTTGATCGAGGATCCGGCATTGAGGAATTTCGGGAAATGAGTGACGCAACCGAAACCTTACAGGCTGCATTGGTGACCGTGCTGCAATCGCATCCGGTTCTGGCAGACGAATTGACGGGTGTGTATGACGGCCCTCCGCCACGTGCCGCCTTTCCCTATATGTCGATCGGCGATGGCCTGTCGTCCGACTGGAGCACCAAGACTGCGGTCGGGCGCGAAATCAGGATCGCGCTCACCGTCTGGGATGACGGCGAAAGCGCCGCGCGATTGCACCAGCTGGTCGGTCATGTCGAAGATGCGGTTGCGGCCCTACCGAGGGACATCGCAGGATGGCGCGTCGCAAGCTGCGTTTTTTTGCGTTCTTTTGTTGCGCGCAACCCGGCTGCTGCCTGGGCCGGATTGATCGAATATCGGATCAGGATGCTGCGAACGGTGTGATGCGGCGCTTCACGCCATCGGATAGTCGCCCTTGCGCTTGCGGCGCTTGACCGGCTCTTCCTTGCAATCGGGCAAGGCTTGCGCCGGATCGCGGGTTTCCGATTTTGCTGACGGCAGGCGACCATCTTCATCCGGCTGTTTCGTATCGGGCGGCATGACGCGCCCTCCGATACTGATCATCTGCGCTTGCGCAGATGCCGACCAACCGAAAGGTGGAATGCGCGGAATGGCTGGCGGTGCCTCGAACGACACCGCCACGGGAACAGCCTCACAGGCAGGCGACACAGCTTTTTGCTGCACCGGTTGCGGTGCAGCAATCATGGCCGACGCGGCCAGCGAAATCATCAACATGGCGACCTCCTCTCCCCAGATTGAGTCGTCCTGAACAGGAGACAGTAATAATGCCCGCAGAAAAGGGAAGTGCCTTCTTGCTGAAGGTTGGCGATGGCGCGGTGCCGCCGGTTTATGCAACGGTTGCCGGCCTGCGCACCACGCAGTTGAGCATCAACGGCGATGCGGTGGTCATCACCAACAAGGGTTCGGGGGCCTGGCGCGAGCTGCTGTCAGGGGCTGGCGTGCGCTCCGTCTCCGTGTCGGGGGCTGGCGTTTTTACAGGATCTGTTGCCGAAAACCGTATCAAGAACAATGCCTTGACTGGACAGCTCGATGATTATGAACTGAGCTTCGAGTCGGGCGAACGGATGCGCGGCCGGTTTCTGGTTGCGCGGCTCGACTATGCCGGCGATTTCAATGGCGAGCGCAGTTACACGCTCGCGCTTGAAAGCTCCGGACAGGTCGTTGCGCTGTGACGCGTCCTGCCAATCCTATGCGCGGCGAAGCGATGGTGGCAGGCATTTTGCTGCGCCCGACCTTTGCAGCATTGGTTGCAGCAGAAGAGGAGCTGGGTCCGCTATTCGCGCTTATTGAGCGTGCCGCTTCCGGACAGCTGAAACTTGCGGAGATGGTTGCGCTCTTTTGGCATTGCCGGTTCGATACGCCAGTCGAATTGACCCGCGATGTTTTCGCGCAGTCTGTGGCCGAGGTCGGGCTGGCAGCGGCAACGCCCGCCTTGAAGATATTATTGGGGCAGATTTTAAGTGGGCAGGGCTGAACGCGGCACCCTCAGCCACGGGGACACGCAGTTCTTTACAAAAAACGCGAAGCAGCTCGCCGGCCAAACTGCCCATTTACTCGGCTGGCGGCCAGATGATTTCTGGAATGCCACACCGGCCGAGCTGGCGGCAATCCTTTTGGTGCTCGCGCCGCAGGGCGACGCGGCAGCCGACGGCAATCTACTCGCCAAGTTAATGGCGCAATTCCCTGATGCCCCGAGCGGAGGTCAATGATGGATGAGGAAATCGAACGGCTGGTCGTGTCGGTCCGTGCCGACACGCAAGGCTTTGCACGCGATGTCGCGGCGATGCGGTCCGAACTGGACGGCCCCTTTGGCGCCGGGCTTGAGCGCGCGGGCAGGACGCTGGAGAACAGCCTTGCCCGCGCATTGCAATCAGGCAAATTCGGGTTCGAGGATCTGCGCCGCGTGGCATTGTCGGTGTTGTCCGAAATCGCCGGCGCTGCGATCCGCAGCGGCATAGAAAGCCTGGCTGGTGGTGGCGGCGGAAGTGGCGGGGGTGGCCTGCTTGCTTCGCTTGGTACGCTGCTTGGCGGTGCGCTTGGCCTGCCCGGCAGGGCAACGGGCGGCCCCGTATCCCCCGGACGCGCTTACCGGGTGGGCGAGGCAGGCCCCGAATTGTTCGTCCCCACCAGCAGCGGCCGGATTGAAACCGCGTCGCCGCGCACCGGGGCGCATATTTCGCTCTCGGTCCATGTGTCCGACAATGGCCGGATGAGCGCGCCACAGGCGATTGAGCGATCGTCACGGCAGCTGGCGCGCAGCGTGCGCGATGCCCTGGCCCGACTGGAAGATTGAGCCATGGCCTATTGGCTCTGCGACAAAAGGCACGGTCAGCAAGGCCGCCCGATGATGCGCTTCGATCCGCGCTTCTGGACGCTGAATTTCCCACGGCCGATGATGGCGTCGGTAGTCACTACCGGTCCGGCATCGCTGCGGGTCGATGCCACCTTTTACCGCAGCAACGATCTGGCCGGCCTGATCTGGGAAAGTGAAGATCGCTGGGATCATCCGCTGCTCGCCTACGCAACAAACCGCGATTATCGTCGGTTGACGCTCTCATTCCGTTGGCGGTCGAGCGGGATATTGCCCCTTGATGCGATCAATGGTCCGACCTTGACGATCGAAGGTCGCGATGCTGCGGGGCAGCCCAAAGCCTGGTATGTGCGTTTGTGGAATTACGCGTCCGGCACGCCGGAGGATGCCCTGATTACCCTGCCGTTCAGCCAGCTGTCCGGAGGGTTCCTGCTGCCGGATGAGGCCGATCCGGTCTTTGCCGGTGATATTGACCGTATGTTCATCTCGCTTGTGCCGCCCGACTATTCGATAATCGGTAGCTATTTCCCTGCAGCTGTCGAGGGATGGGCCGAATTGTCCGAACTGCGCTGCGACGGGGCAGGGGCGACGCTCGACCTGGGTGACGTCATGTTGCCCGAACATGATCTCAAAATGGCAACCGGCTATGATGATGCCTATAACCAGACGCCCGAACGACTGCTGCGCCAGGTCGAGGCGCTGGGCTACCGCAGCACGATCAACCATTATGTCGGGATGAGCCATTATTTCCGGCTCGAGCCTTTCGCTGGCGGCCATTATGTCAGCCTGGCGGGCGGCGCGCTCAACACGCCGTGCCGTGCATGGCATCTCGACTTTGCAATGCGCGCCAAGGCCCATGGCTATGACCTCATTTTTTCCCTGAGCTATGAATTGTTCGACGCCCATTGCTGGAACGATTGGAAACAGCGCGCCGCCAATGGCGATCCTGCACTGACCGGATGGTCCCCGCCCTCGACCTTGCTGTCGCCTGCGCACGCAGGGGCAATGGCCTATTTACAAGCCATTGGCCGCGCCTTTGCCTATATCCAGAAACTG